TGTGCGCTTTGTGCGCGAAACCTTGTGGCATACCGCTCGCCACGGTGGCTTTGTTGCCGTGGTGGGCGAATCGGGCGCAGGCAAAAGCACCTTGCGCCGCGACCTGATAGACCGCATCGCCCGCGAAAACCAACAGATCGTGGTCATCGAGCCCTACGTGTTGGGTATGGAAGAGAATGACGCCAAGGGCAAGACGCTCAAGGCCGTACAGATCGCCGAGGCCATCATCGCCGCAGCGGCACCACTGGAAGGCATCAAGCGCAGCAGCGAGGCACGCTTTCGCCAGGTGCATCGCGTGTTGCGTGACGGCAATCGCGCCGGCATGAAATACCTGCTGGTGATCGAGGAGGCGCACGGCCTGCCCACCGCCACGCTCAAGCACCTCAAGCGTTTCTTTGAACTGGAAGACGGCTTCAAAAAGCTGCTCGGCATCGTGCTGATCGGGCAAACCGAGTTGCGCATGAGGTTGAGTGAGCAAAACCATGAGGTGCGTGAAGTGGTGCAGCGCTGTGAGGTGGTTGAGCTCAGCCCGCTAGACAATGAGTTGCTAGCCTATCTGGGTTTTAAGTTTCAACGGGCAGGCCGTCCGCTCGGCGAGGTCGTCGAGGCATCGGCCATCGAGGCGATTCGCGCCAAGCTGACCTTCTCCTCCTCTCCCGCCGGGAGAGGGGCCAGGGGTGAGGGTCGCTCGGTCAGCCTGATCTATCCGCTCGCCGTATCCAACCTGCTCATCGCCAGCATGAACCTTGCCGCCCAGCAAGGCTTCCCCAAGGTCGATGGCGACACAGTCAAGGAGGCTTGATCATGAAATCCGAACTCATACAAATCCGTGACGGCCACCGCCGTGTGACTCATTGGCGCATCGTCGCCGGGGTGCTGGCCTTGCTGCTGGTGCAATCGGTGATGGGCAGGATGGATGCCGAGGCACGGCTGGCAGATGCGGAATACGCCGCGCAGCGCCACTTTGCCGGGGGCGGCAAAGTGGTCAAGCCAACGCAACAGGCACTGCGCATTCAGACTTTGCGGGGGGAAATCTGATGGCTACGCAATATGGCATCGTGATGCCGTCGGAGCTGTTTAGCAGTGAGACCGAGGCACTGCAATATGCGCTGGAGCAGTTGAATGACGATGAGATACCGGGCGGCATGTATGTGGTTGAGATCGTTAAAAAGACCTTGCTTAAAGTCAATCATCGCAACGAGATCATGGAGATATGGGTATGAAAACAGAACAATTTGAAATGGCCAGACGGCTTGCCGATCACGCCACCGAGCTGGATGAAGCCAAAGGATGTTTTGAGCCACATTTAAAACATACTGCGATCAGTGTCTCCCGCGAAATGCACAAGCTGGCCGAAGCACTGGCAGGCGAGCGGGTCGGCGATATCTATGCACAGGATGATGCGAAATGAAACTGACCTGCCCGGCGTGTGGCGCGCTGTTCAGCCTGGATGCCCTGCTGGGCAACGAGGGCGCACGCGAGGCGGTGATGGCGGCGATGCAACTGCCCGCGCCGTTGGGCTGGCACATGATCCGTTATTTGGCCTTGTTCCGCCCGGCCAAGCGCAACTTGACGCTGGATCGACTGGCTAACCTGATCAACGAGCTGCTGCCGATGATCGCTGCGGCACGTATTGAGCGCAACGGCAATAGCCATAGCGCGCCGCTCGATTACTGGCGCATGGCGATTGATGAAATGCTGGCCAAGCGTGCCGCTGGGGCATTGACGCTGCCATTGAAGAGCCACGGCTATTTGCTGGCGATTATCGAAAGCTACAGCCTCAAGGCAGACCAGCGCAAAGAGCAGCTGCATGAAGACCGGCTGGCAGGACGCACCCCTGCTGGTGGGCAGCGCGCCAGCCCCTCATCCCCAGCCCTTCCCCCGCCCACGGGGGCGGAGAGTAAACCCCGCAGCACCATGCCCCAATCTGTAAAAGACATTTTAAAAGGAGAATCAAATGGCCACACCCACTAAAACCCGTCTCAAAGCCAAGGCACAGCTGGACGTACCGCAATCCCGCGACGAGGCCGCGCAGTACATCCGCCGCATTGGCGACATGACCCGCAGCATGCTGCGCGACACAGCGGAAATGAACGATGCCATCGCCCACATCACCCAGACCTATCAGCCGCGTCTGGACGCGCAAAAAGGCGATATCAGCCTGTGCCAGGAAGGCTTGCAAGCCTGGTGCGAAGCCAACCGCAACGAGTTGACCAACGGCGGCAAGGTCAAGACTGCCAATCTGGTCACCGGCGAAATCCAGTGGCGGCAACGGCCACCGAGCGTCGGTGTACGTGGCGCGGAATCCGTCATCGAGGCACTGATGGGCTTCGGCCTTAACCGCTTCGTGCGCATGAAGGCCGAGGTCAATAAAGAAGCCATCCTCAATGAACCAGATGCCGTCAAGGGCGTGGCAGGCATCACCGTCGTGACGGGCGTGGAAGATTTTGTGATCACCCCGTTTGAGCAGGAAGCGTAAAGCAGTCGTAAGTCGTTAGACGTAAGTTGTTAGTTAAACCAACCCCGTTTTCTTTAACCAAGGAGCAACACCATGAACCAGGTACAACTGATCAATGAAATCGCAGCTCAGGCTGCAAATGATGGCGTATCAAAAGCCACTGTCAAGCATGTACTGGATGCACAATCCGAAGTAGTCGCTCGGGAAATTCAGAAAGGCGAAGGCGCTGAAGTGACCCTGCCCGGCATCGGCAAGCTCAGCGTCAAGCAGAGTCCGGCACGCATTGAGCGCAATCCGGCCACTGGCGAGGAAATACAAATCCCCGCCCGAAACAAACCGCATTTCAGCGCGGCCAAGGCGTTGAAAGACGCCTCAAACAGCAACTAAACCCTCGCTTCCAGCCCGTTAAACATAGCGGGCTGCGAGAGACGGTTTACTGCCGCAAGGGCAGTCCCACGAAACGACGGAGCTAAAGCTCCTGTTTCTGAATGAACGAAACTTTTACGGGCTGAATGCCTGTTAAACGAAAGTGAGGAAGGCATGAGCAACCAATACCCAGCAAAATTCAAGCAAGCCGACCTCGCCCGGCGCGAGATACAGTTGATTCATGTCGCCCGGCAGCAGACCGGTATGGATGACGATACCTACCGCGCGATGCTGCATGATCGTTTCGGCGTGGCCAGCAGCAAGGAGATGGGCTGGCAGCAGCGTAAACAGCTGCTCGACTACTTCAAAACGCTGGGCTTCAAGGTGCGTTCAACCGGCAAGGCCACGGGCGCGGTCAAGGCAAAGCCCTCCCGTGCGCTGGCCGGTGATGCCGAATCGCGCAAAATCCGCTCGCTGTGGATTCTGCTGCATGAGCTGGGCGCGGTGCGTAATCCCTCCGAAGCCGCGCTGGCCGTGTATGTGAAACGGCTGACTAAGGTGGATACCTTGCAGTGGGTCAACGGCGCGCAGGCCAAGACGCTGATCGAGACACTGAAGAAATGGGCGATGCGTTTTCTGCCTGCCAAAGTTGAGTCAATGGCTGCGCAATGTACTGAAGCGATTAAGTCTGGCGGCTTAGTGTTGCCGGAAGATAGTCTGAATGAACTGCATCGTGTAGTGGCTGTTGCCCAGCATTACGGCACGTTTGATCCCATGCAGAATGCGTATGAGGTTTTGGCTAAATCACTGGCGAGGTGGAAAAATGGCTGATATAAAAAATGCATTAAAAGATCTTTGTCTCGACGATTTGCCACTATTGGCGCAGGAGTTGATCGCGTTGATTGGTATCGGCGCGACGATGCAGTTGATCAACCATCGCCCTGGTTTGCCGATTTATATCCCTGTTGTCGCAAGCGAAGCTCATGACCTCGCAAAGATTCTAGGAATGCACGTTTTTGCGCAGTTGGTCAAAAACTACGGGGGAGATACATTAACGCCACCTAATTGCAAAATCGCTTTTGCCAGGGTGCGCCACCGCAACGTGCTGAAATTGCGCAATAGCGGATATTCGCAAACAGAAGTAGCCGGGCTTACCGGATTGACACCAAGACAAATCCGCAACATCGAATCTGCCATGCCAAAGGAAGATTTGAACCTGCGCCTGTTCTAGCCATTTGATCTACTATCCGGCGGTAAGGGTATGCCTCCAGCGTCAGAAAACCCCTGTAAAGGTTTATAAACATGTTTTTGGGCTATTGTGTGACTGGTTCGCAGTGGTAGAATCCGCATTAGCTTAATGTCACTGGCAATACACCAAATTCTCGCCGTCCTGAAGTAAACCTCTTAGCGGAAATCCTTCCGCCTTAACACCCCTCTCTCCGGTTGCCACAATGGCAACCATGAAAACGCCTAAACCAATCCAGATTTTCAAGCCCGGCAAACATGTCGCGATGAGCGGCGCTGCGTTGTCGTTTTCCGAAGCCGATCTAGCAGCGACTGCCGCTGCCTATGATCCAGCCAAACATGAGGCTCCACTCGTTTGCGGACATCCTCAGCACGACGCTCCTGCTTATGGCTGGGTCGGCGGCCTGAGTTTTGCCGAGGGCGCGCTAGAAGCGGATACCAATCAAGTTGATGCAGTCTTTGCCGAGATGGTCGGCAAAGGGGCATTCAAGAAGATCAGCGCCTCGTTCTACTTTCCCAACTCCCCCAGCAACCCTGTGCCGGGCGTGTATTACCTGCGCCATGTGGGTTTTCTGGGTGCGCAGCCACCTGCCGTGAAGGGTCTGCGCAATCCTGAGTTCGCCGATGCCGAGCAAGGCGTGGTGACATTTGCCGATTATGACGACGTGGACAATGCCAGCCTGTGGCGCAACTTGCGCGACTGGATCATTGGCAAGTTCGGCCAGGAAGAGGCCAATAAAGTGCTACCCAGCTATACCGTGCAAAGTCTTGAGCAAGGCGCACAGGACGAGCTGCGTGAATCAATTAAGGCAGCACAATCATCCCCGGCATTCGCCGACCCTGTAATCAACCCCCAAGGAGACGAAATGTCTGTCGAAGATAAAGCGCGGCTTGCCGAACTGGAAACTGAAAACACCCGATTGAAAAATGAACAAGCAGCCTTTTCAGAAGCTGAAAAGAAGCGTGGTGCAGATGTGCGCCATGCTGCACACGTTGTATTCGCCGAAGCTCAGGTGGCGGCAGGCAAGCTGCTCCCCGCGCAACTGGATGTTGCTGTAGCCACGCTGGACTTTATGTCAGGTCAGGATCAGTCGATTGAGTTTGGCGAGGGCGATGCAAAAAAACCGCTTGCCGATGCATTCAAGGCATTTATTGAAGCCAACCCTGTGCTGGTGTCATTCGGTGAGGCAGCTGCTGCAGAGTCTGCGGCACAAGGTCATACGGTGGAGTTTTCCGCACCGGGTGGCTATACCGTTGATGCGGAGCGTCTGGAGTTGCACCACAAGGCGCTGGCATACCAGTCTCAAAACAAGACAACTTATGACGCAGCCCTGACTGCCGTAAGCGCTTAACCCATCACCCCATTCAATCAAGGAGAACACGATGCGCAACGGAATCAGTTTATTGGCACTTTCTGTGCTGGCAACAGGGGCGATCACCGCCAACCGCTTTATTACCCCCGCTGGGGCAGTCGCTGGCGCGGGTGTGAATACTCAAGGGGTGGCGCAGACCGCCGGCGTGATCGGTGACAAGGTCACTACGACTGTGCTGGGCACGGAAGTGGTTGAGACAGGTGCCGCAATCGCAGCCGGTGCGCTGATCGAGACGGATGCATCCGGACGTGCCATTACCAAGGCTGCCGGTGTCGCTGTAGCGCGTCTGGCCCCTGGCGAAGTGGCAACGGCTGCCGGGCAGTTTGTAGAAGTTATTTTGATCGCTAATTAAGCGCTCAGCAAAACCCTTAATCTCACAGGAGTAATACAACATGAAATCGAATACTAATATCTTTAAGTTTTTGGCAGTGCTGGTCGGCGTGCTGGTCTATGTCGCTATGGCGCATGCTGGTGTGGTGGATACTGCCTGGATAGATCCCAATGCGGCGATGGCGCTAGGTATCATTGGCAACATGACAGGCGCTCAGGCGCGTGTAGTGGATCCAATTCTGTCTACGGTCGCCCAAGGCTATCGTAATAACGAAATGGTGGCAGATGCCCTGTTCCCGGTAGTTCCTGTCGAGCAGCGCGGCGGTAAGATCATCCAGTTCGGTCGTGAAGACTTCCGTGCTTATAGCACCGGGCGCGCGCCAGGAACGAATACCAAACGTGTGCAGTATGGCTATCTGGGTAATCCGTTCGCGCTGGAAGCGCATTCTCTGGAAGGCTCTGTGCCGTTCGAGATCATGCAGGAAGCCAACGCTGTGCCGCATATCGATATGGGCCGCATCGCAGTCGCCAAGACACAGAACATCATCCTGCTGGGCAGTGAAGTGGCAGCAGCGGGTATTGCGACCAATGCTGCAAACTACGGCGCAAACAACAAGGTCACGCTGGCAGGTACCAGCCAGTGGTCTGATTACTCCGGCGTGTCTGATCCTTCCAAGGATATCGAGGCGGCTAAGGAGCAGGTCCGCTCACAGACCGGCAAGCGTGCCAATACCGTAGTGCTCTCCCCCAAGGCGTTCAATGCTACCAAACAGCACCCGAAAATTCTTGACCGCATCAAGTACACCGGGCGCGATTCGGTGACGACCGACATGCTGGCCAATCTGTGGAGCGTGGCGAAAGTCGTAGTCGGCGATGCGGTTTACGAAAATACCAGTGGCGCTTTGGCTGACGTATGGGGCAGTGATGTGGTGGTGGCCTATACCGAGATCGGCACACTGGCTGATGCGGGCCTGCCAAGCTTCGGCTACACCTATCGCCTGCGTGGCTACCCGCTGGTCGAAACGCCTTATATGGATCGTAGCGCCAAGTTGTGGGCGTATCCGGTCAACGATGAGCGTTCGCCAGTGTTGGCAGCAGCCGGTGCAGGCTTCCTGATCAAGGCTGCCTCAGCTTAACTTATAACCCCCAAAGAGGCGCATAGCCCCCGCCCGTCATGAGTACGAGAGTCATGCCGGGCGGTGACACAAAGGAGACAAAATGAAAAATATCTACACAGTATTGAGTGCGATACGCCATGACGGTAAGTCATATGCGGAAAACGACACGATAAATCTTGATGAGAATGAAGCTGCCGAACTGATTGCTGCTGGTGTACTGGTCAAGTCTGATACGCCCATCATCCCATCTGATGCCGATGAGCGCCAAGCGGCCATCATTGCGGCAATCGGTCAGCTTGATGCAGCGAATGGAGATGCGTGGCTGAAAGATGGCAAGCCATCAAGCGACGCTATAGCCGCAATCACCGGATGGCCCTTGTCTGCTACCGAGCGCAATAGCGCCTGGGCAACTATTCAACCTGCTGTATAGCCGTTAAATGTCTTACGCCACTCAAACAGATTTAATCAACCAGTTCGGTGAGGCCGAGGTGATCGCTATTTCCGATCGCAATCTTGCTGGTGTGGTGGATACGATCGTGGTTGAGGGTGGCTTACAGCGTGCCAGCGACACGATGGATAGCTACCTCGCTTCTCGCTACCCGTTGCCGCTGGCTGTTGTGCCGCAGTTGCTGGTGGATATCTGCTGTGACATCGCGCGTTACAAGCTGCTCGGGGTAGATGCGACTGAGACAGAGGCAGCACGCAATCGTTACCGTGATGCACTGAAGATGCTGGAGCAGATTCGTGATGGAAAGCTGGATATTGGCTTAACTGTATCGGGTCAGACAACACCTGAAAGTGTCTCAGTGCAGGTTGCAGGCGGTGGTCGCAAGTTTGACCGTACCACGCTGAGTGATTACTGATGATCTCCACTATCGAAGACGCCATCATCGCTCGTATTCAGGCCGCCAATGCTGCTACACCGGGGTTGGGGTACAAGCTGGCAGAAGTCGCCAGTTACGGCGGTGAGCTGGATGATGAACTGGCTAAGGTAGTGCGCAAGTTTCCGGCTGTCTGGGTGACGTTCGGCGGCACGGGCAAACCCAAGCCGCTCGGTACATCGCGCACCAAGTGGCTGACGCCTGCCACCTTTGTGGTGATGGTCGGGGCGCGTAACGTGCGTGGTGAACGTTCGACGCGACATGGTCTGACGGTAGGCGGGGTTGTGAAAGAAGTGGGTGCGTATCAGATGCTGGAGGACATTGGCCTGCTGCTGATCAATAACGATCTCGGTCTGGTGGGTGTGGCGAATTTTAAGCCCGGAGCGACGCGTACCTTATACAACACCGTGCTCAATAAGCAGGCGGTGGCAGTATTCGCCAGGGAATGGCACACCGAGTTTGTCGAGACCGAACCGCGTGTGCCGATCGACCCGACCGATCCGATGTGGCTCAAGCTGGGTATCAATTATTACCTGAAGCCGGGCGACGATGTATCCGATGCTTCAGACCTGACAACTTTACGATAAGGATTCGCCATGAAAGTCAAAGCCGCAATAGGATTAAAAGTACCGATGGAAGGTAAGCCGCACGACTACATCACCGAGACTGAAGCCGTCGAGGTTGTGGATTCGGCGTATTACCAGCGCCGTATCAGCGATGGTGACCTGATTGAGGTCGCCGCAACCGTTAAAACTACCACCAAGGGAGCTTGAACATGCCTAGCGCAAATATCGCTTTTGACCAGATTCCGGCCAGCATCCGCAAGCCGGGCAAATATTTTGAATTCAACACCAAGCTGGCCGTGCGCACACTGCCGGGTAATCTGCAAAAAACCCTGATCGTCGGTCAGCGTCTGGCAGCGGGTACTGTGCTGGCTAATGTGGCTGTAGATGTCTTCTCAGATGCGGACGCCGCGACGTTCTTCGGGCGTGGCTCAGTAGCGCATCTGATGGTGCGATCGGCCTTACAGGCCAACCCCTACCTGACGCTCTCTGCGATCGCGTTGGATGATGCTGCGGCGTCAGTTGCGGCATCGGGTACGGTGACCATCATGGGCAATGCGAGCGCAGCGGGCGTAGTGACGCTGAATATAGGTGATCAGACGGTTATTGTCGCCGTCGCTGCGGCGGATACACCAACCATCATCGCCGCTGCCCTAGTGGCACAGATCGCCAAGCAGCCTGACTTGCCGGTGAGCGCTGCTGCCGTGGTAGGCGTGGTGACACTGACGGCCAAGAATAAGGGTTCGCTGTGTAACATAATTAAAATCAGCTCCAAAGCTTCTGACGGCAGCGGTGTGACTGCAGGATATACGGCATTGACTGGTGGTGCGACTGACCCGACCATTGCGACTGCACTGGCGACCGTATTTGCTGCCGGTCACAACATCATCATCAGTGCCTGGAACGATCAGACCAACCTGACTGCCTTGCGTACCCATCTGGATGCAGTATCCGGCCCGCTGGAGCAGCGCGGTGCGGTCGGCATCTTTGGTCATGTCGGTACACTGGCGGCCAGCACCACGCTGGCCGGATTGATCAACAGCGGCCGTATCACTGGCTTGTTGGTGCCGAACGGCTTTGAGGCCAGTTTTGAAGTGGCCGCCGCGTATGGCGCGGTGGTGGCCAGCGAAGAAGACCCGGCGCGGCCACTGAACACCTTGCCGCTGACCGGTATCCTGGCGAACCCACTGGCCAATCGCCTGGGTCGTGTCGAGCAGGAAAACGCGCTGTATAACGGCATCACGCCCTCTGAGGTCGGCCCCGGCGAGAAGGTGCAGATCGTGCGCGCCATCACCACCTACATGCTCGATCCGCAAGGTGTGCCGGATATTTCGATGCTGGACCTCACCACGATCCGCACGCTGGACTATGTGCGTAAAGCCTGCCGTGAGCGTATTGCGCTGCGCTTCCCGCGCGAAAAGCTCAGTGCCCGCACACCCGACAAGGTGCGCTCCGAGCTGCTGGATGTGCTGTACAAGCTCGAAGAGCTGGAGATCGTGCAGAACGTGGACCTGTGGAAAGGTCAGCTGATCGTCGAACGTGACCTGCAAGACCCGAACCGTCTGGACGCGAAGATCCCGACCAACGTGGTCAACGGCCTGCATGTGTTTGCCGGTCGCATCGATCTGTATCTGTAACGTTAAACCCGTTAAACAACAAGGAGTTTTAACATGGCTTTAAAAGAGTATTTAGGCGCAATTGGGCTGGAAGTAAACGGAGTTGAGGTGGAAGTAGAAAGCCTCGACGTGACCAAGAAGACGGGCCGGAAGCTGGTTAAAACCATGAACCGTACCGGTCGCCCGGCAGGCTTTGCCAAGGGCGTGGAAGAGATCGGCCTTAAGGTTTCAGTCGTTATCCCAGTAACCGGTGATCTCGACTGGGCGGCGATTGAGGGCGCGAAGCTGACAATATTCCCAACCGTTGCGGGCGGCAAACGCACCAGCTATCTCGATTGTTTCACCCTGGACGTGGGCGAAAAATACAGCACTGACAACGAAGCCAAGCGTGATTTGAGCATGGCTTGCCTGCGCGAGGTGGTGGAGTGATCACGGCTGATGGCGTCCTGCCTATCGGATTGGAGTTTGCTGGAAAAATGCATTCCAGCTTTAAGATTCGCCCCGCAAAAGTACGCGATACGCTTGATGCGATTGCCGAGGTTGCAAGTGATAGCGGCTTGAAGTTTTACATCGCTGTTTTGGCAAAGCAGCTTGTTGAGCTGGGCGATATTCCTAAAGAGCAGATCACGGCAACATTGCTGGCGGAGCTGTTCGATGTTGATCTGGCAGCGATACAGGTGGTGCAGGAGAATCTGGAAAAAAAGTATCAGACGCCGAAGGCCAGTTAAAAACCTATCGGCTAGCCACGCTTGCGCTAGTCAAACATGGCTTTAGCAGGTCGGATGTTCTAGATATGTCTGAGGTCGAGGTGGTCACTTATCTCGACCTTATTTGTGAAGCGAGCGGTAAAAAGTCGGCACACCGTGATGGCACAAAACAACGATTTGTGAGTACAAGAAAAAATGGCAAATGATCTTACCCTTGCATTGCGGCTAATTGCCAATAGCTCTGGCCTTAAAAATGGCCTGACGCAAGCAAGCGGGTCGGTAAAACGCTTCGGAAATTTCGCGCGTAATGAGTTCAATTCGTTAAAGTCTACGTTCAATAGCCTGTCCGGGAAGCTGGCGAGCATCGGTGTGAGTCTTTCCGTTGCTCAGCAAGTCATCAAGGCAGCAAAGCTGGATCAGTCCCTGATACAGATTGGCCAGACTGCGGGGGCCAGTAAAGCACAGGTTGCCGCATTGCGCGCCGAGCTTTTTAAGATGGCGCAGGAAACCGGTAAGCCTGTCGAAGATCTTCAGCAAGGTTTCAACAATCTCATCCAGTCCGGCATGTCGTGGGATGCCGCTCGCTCCACCATTAAGGATATCAACATTGCGATGGCTGTTACCGGATCGCAGGCTGACACTTTATCTGGTGCATTGAGTGTGGCTGGCCAGGCATTTGATTTTGATCTTTCCAAGCCGGGTCTGGCGCTCAAGTTGCTGGATAAGATGACGGTCGCTGGCAGGCTTGGTAATGCCGAGCTTGAGGGCTTGTCTGATGTGTTTGCCCGTATCGGTGTTAATGCTAAAGCCGCTGGAATGAACTTCGATCAGACGCTGGCTTTCACAGAGACATTATCCCTGGTAGAGCGCCAGCCTGAACGGCTGGCCACACTGGCAGATAGCACGCTGCGTTTATTCAACAATGCCAACTATCGCAAGGCGGCAAGCCAAGCCACGGGTGTGCAGTTTTTCAACAAAGACGGCACGCGACGCGCAGCAGCTGAGGTATTGCAGGACATTAAGACTCAATACGATAAGCTTAAAACAGACCAGGGTCGCGATGCCTTTATGTCGGCCGCTTTTGGTAAAGCCGATCTCGATACGATCAAGGGTATGCGTACCCTGTTATCTGGCGACATGCTGGATAAGTCCAAACAGTTTGGGCAAACAATCGAGGGCGCAAGCGGAACGCTTAAAAAAGACCTCCAGGACGCGCTGGATAATTCCGTGTCTCAGACAGGCCGGTTGGGTGCTGCACTCAGGCAGGCTGCGGATGATTTTTCCAAGCCCATCAATGAGACTTTATCCAATACCATACGCTGGTCTATGGATAAAAAGGAAAATGGCGGCCTTGGCATGAGTGGCAAGGATATGTTGCTGGGCGGCGCTGGTGCAGTGCTGGGCACGCTCGCTGCGGCGCGTTATGGCAGTATGGGCATCAAGGCTATCGCAGGTAAATTCGGCAGCGTGGGCGCAGGTGTGGCAACGGGTAAAGCGCTTGAGGCGGCGACTGGAGTCACGCCAGTTTATGTGACCAACTTTGCGCAAATGGCTGGGGGGGGTGCTGCAAGCACGGCTGCTGATGTGGCAGCAGGCGCTGCTGGTGTTGGCGTGCTGACCAAGGTCAAGGATTTTGGTAAGGCGGCGCTGTTGCTCGGTGGTATGAATCCGATGGCAGTTGCGCGAGGTGGTGCTCTAGCGCTTGGGACGGGTGGCGCGATGCTGGCGGGTGCTGGTGCAGTCGGTTATGGTGCGGGAACTTTAATTAACAAGTATTTGATTGAGGGAACGGCAGCCAGTGAAAAAATTGGGGAAGGCCTTGCCAGATTTATGTCTTTTTTTGGGAATAAGGAAGCCCAGCAGGCACTTGAAATAAATCTGCATCTGGATGGTGAAAAGGTGGCGAATGTAGTCACCGGCAAGATACATCGGGATGCGCGCCGCAGTTAGGGTATATCGCCATACTCTCTTACGCAGGAACCTGTTCCGCCTGAATCTTTCTTCCGTGCGCGCGTAAGCTGCGCGCATGGCCTGGATAGATACCCTACTTGATGCAACCTTTCGCGGCGTGACGTTTGATTGCGTCGGCACTACCGATGCCGTCCAGCGGGCACTGGTCGAACATGATTACCCCTATGTGGCTGGTGCGGATGTCGAGGATATGGGCGCGCATACCCGTCATATCTCGGTGCGTGCCGTGTTCTACGGCGCGGACTACGAAACCCGCTTGCAAGCCTTTGTCGCCGCGCTGGATGGTGCCGATGCCACGCTGAACGCGACAGATGCGCTGGCGGGCGGCTGGTTGCAGCATCCGGTGTTCGGCATGATGTTCTGTCAGGTTGGCAATTATCGTATCTCGCATGATGCAGAAGGTGTAGATGAGGCACAGGTCGAGATCGAGTTCGTCGAGTCCACCCCCGCCGCGCCGTTCTTTTCGCGCGAGCTGGCCGTACAGAAGGCCGAAGCAGTCATTCAGCACGGCACGCAGGCTACCGCTGCTGCAGCCGATACGCTCGGTGCGCAAGTCGAGCGGATGCACAACCCGCTGGCCGCGCTGGACACACTGCGCAGCGCACTGACCGCGCCCTTGCTAGCAATCACCAAGCAAGCCAACGTGCTGCTGTCCGGACTGGATGTGCTGGCCTATCCGCGCGCCTGGGGGAACGACATCTCGGCGCTGGTCAATGGCATCCTAGATGTTCGGCAATATGGTAGCAATCTGCTGGCCGACTGGTCCAGTATCCAGTCTGACCTGAACGCTTTTTCGATTTTCAGTAGCCCCACGTCTGTCGCACCGATCAGTTACGCCACTACGCCTAGCGAGGCGCAAGGTGTGGCGGCTGCCGCGGCTACCGTACAGGTCAATACTGCCTCTGGTTTAGCCAGTGCTGCCGGGCTGATACTGGCCAGCGAGGCCGCAACCCCAACGCTATCCCCTGCACAGATCGAAGTGATCTCCAATACCGCCCGTGCTGCGATCGAGGCCGCCATCGTACAAGTGCGCGTGGTGTATGGCATCGAACTGGGGCGCACCATTACAGAACCGCTGAAAGACCAAGGGTTGGCAGTTCAGGAGGCGGCGCGGGCGATCATCGTCACGCGTCCGCCGCTGATCCGGCGCACGGTGGAAGCCGACGGTAACTTCCGCCTGCTGGCGCACCTCTGGTATGGCGATCATAGCCGTGCGCCCGAGCTGTATCGGCTGAACGGCGCACGCAGCCCGTTCGTGCGCCAGGGTGAAGTGGTGAGTGGCTATGCCCGATAACGTCGAGCTGCTCATTGCCGGTAAGGCCCACGGCGACTGGTCCAGCTACGAGATCGACTCTGATCTGCTCACCCCCGCCGATGCGTGGCGCGTGTCGCTGGGGATGTCGGGCGGGCAGATGCCGCCGGATGTTGCGCCGGGTGCGCTAGTGATCGTCAAGGTAGATGGCGACACGGTGTTGACCGGTCGCATCGATGACGTGAGCCATCAGGTGAATAAGTCTTCACATACGTTGACGATTTCAGGGCGCGACGGGGCGGCGGTGTTGCTGGATTGTTCGGCACCGATTTTCACCGTGCAGCTGGCCAGCTTGCAGGAGATCATCGCCAAGGTGGTGCGCCCGCTGGGAATTACTAAAATCCGCATCAATGCAGAAGCAACACGAACCCGCGAGAAGATCAACGTGGAGCCGGGTGACAGCGCCTGGGATGTGCTGTCCCATGCTGCCGAGGCGAATGGGCTGTGGCCGTGGTTTGAACCGGACGGCACACTGGTGGTGGGCGGTCCCGATTACAGTCTGCCGGTAGTGGCCACGCTGGTGCTGCGCCGTGATGGGGTAGGCAATAACGTACTCAGCCTGGATAAGACCGAATCGGTGGCGGAACGCTATTCGCAGGTGACGGTGCTGGGGCAGACTCACGGCACCAGTACGGAACAGGGCAAAAACGCCTTGCGCAATACGCAAAAAGATAGCGGCGTAAGCTGGTATCGGCCAAAGATCATCACCGACCATGAGGCTGATAATGCGGCGATTTGTCGCGACCGAGCGCGTAAGCTGATCTCGGACAGTCGCCTGAAAGGCCTGACGCTGACGGCGACGGTGCAGGGGCATCGCATCGGTACTACGGATGGTGTGGGAGCAGGCTTACTATGGTCACCTGGTCAGCGCATTTATGTCGTAAGTGAACCTCACGGCATCGCGGCGATCTATTTCCTGATGGGGCGCAAGTTCACCCGCTCACGCAACGAGGGCACGCGCACCACGCTGACGCTCAGGGAAGACGGTGCCTGGCTGCTGGACGCACATCCGCACAAGAACAAACATCGGCGCGGCAAGAATAGCGCACCAGGGCAGATCATCGAGGTGGCTAAGTGATAGGCAATGTCGACAAGCGTATCAGGCGTGCGCTGTCCGGCATCCGGCTGGCGTTCCGTGGTGTAGTGACGCTGATAAAGTCTACCGGTGCGGTGCAGCTGGTGCAGGTGGATGGGATGAGCGGCGAGCAGCTGCAAGATGCCGAGCTGTTTCAGCAGTTTGGCTTTACCAGCAATCCGCCCGCCGGGACGATGGCGATTATCTTGCCGATCGGCGGTAAGACGGCGCATGGCATGGTCATCGCCACCGAACACGGCGCGCTGCGTCTGAAGGGGCTGGCCAGCGGCGAGATGGCGATCTATAACCAGTGGGGCGATCACGTGATCCTGGCGGCAGACCGGCGCATGAAAGTGGTGTCATCGCTGGCCGTGGACATCACCACGCCGACCGTTAATATGAGTGGCAATCTTAACGTCGCGGGCAGTATCGTCGCCCAGGGCGATATCAGCGATCACGGCAATAAATCCATGCTGGGGATGCGCATGATTTACAACGGCCACACCCACAGCGACCCGCAAGGTGGTAGCGTCGCGGCACCGGGTAGCCAGATGTAATCTGCATGAGATACACCCCTACGGGCGGAAGCACTTCCGCCTTAACTGCCCTACCGTGCGCGCGTAAGCTGCGCACATGGACATCCTGATCGCCCCTCTCACTCAAGATTATTTGCTGCAAGGCGGCGTGTTAGGTCGCGACCCGGCAGGCGGGCTGGCGAATAGCTGTTTCATGCGCCTGAGCATCCCGCTGGGCAGCTACTGGGCAGACAAGACGTTGGGCAGTCGCTTGCATGAGTTGCAGCGTGAGAAGGATCTCTCCCGTGTGGCGATTCTCGCCAAACAATATGCCGAATCGGCACTGGCGCCGGTATTGGCCGCTGGACGTGCCAGCCGGATCACGGTGACCACGCAGCGTGCCGCCAGCCGCTTGAGTCTGTTGATCGAGGTGCTGGCCTCGACCGGGCAAACCTTGACCTTCCAACATCCCGTCAGCGTGATCTGATATGCCCTTTACTACCCCCGATTACCGTCAAATCCGTACCGCGATCCTGCGCGACATCGCCAATCAGCGGCCTGATGCCTATGTGGGTGATGACAGTGATTTTGCGGTGCGAGCCAACGCGACAGCATCCTCAATCGAAGGCTTGTATCAGCATCAGCAATGGGTGGCACGGCAGCTTTTCCCGGACACGGCTGATAGCGATTATCTGGAGCGCCATGCCAGTCTGCGCGGGATGTCCCGCAAGGTGGCGGCAAATGCTACCGGTACGGTTCAATTTGCAGGCGTGGCAGGCAGCGCCGTGCCTATCGGCACGGAAGTTAAGTCGGCCAGCGGCGTGGCCTATCTCACGACTGCTGCCGGTGTGGTGGGCGTGGGTGGCACG